ACTGCAAATTCACAGGTCATTAACAGAGTTGTAACTTATAATTTCGCAGAAAGGGTTTGGACTACAGGGACTTTAGATAGAACAACTTGGGTAGGATCAACAGTTTATGAACAACCTTACGCAACAGATTTTAATTCAGGAGATACTCCAACTTTCCCTGTCGTAAGTGGAGTATCAAATGGAGCAACTATTTACTATGAACATGAAAGAGGTATTAATCAATCTAACGGAGATGGTACTGAAACAGCAATAACTTCTTTCATAAAATCAGGAGAGTTTGATTTGAATGGTCGACAAGGCGTGCCTGGTGATGGAGAGTTTTTGATGAGTATTAAAAGATTTATGCCAGATTTCAAAAGAATTAGTGGTAATGCAAAGGTTACTATTTTCTTAAATGAGTTTCCACAAGGCAGCACACAAGCATCTAGTCCACTAGGACCTTTTACAGTCTCTGCAACCACTACAAAGATAGATACACGAGCAAGAGCGAGACTTGCAGCTGTGCAAATAGAAAACGAAAACTTAAATGAAAGCTGGAGATACGGGACTTTTAGATTTGATGTAAGAGTGGATGGAAGAAGATAATGGCAAGAATTACAATAGTATTACCTGAACCAAAAGAAGAATATTCTTCAGAGGATCAAAGACAAATTTTACAAGCCCTACGAACTTTGCAGCAACAGTTGAATTTTTCTTTTGAGACTGATATTAAGAATGACGTAAATGCTTTTAATTATTTTTTAATGTAATGACAATACAATATAAAAATCAAGGAATAAATTTATCTACTACAGGCACTACCTCTGTGCTCTCTTGCCCAACAAGTGCTACTTTTATTTTGAAACAGATACAAGTGGATAATGCAAGTAGTAATCCTGTAAACTTATCTGTACAAGTGACAGATACGTCCGCATCAGCAACTTTTGCTATTTCAAGAAAAGCAATAGCTGCAAATACAGTTTCAAATATCATCACACAAACATTAGTTTTAGAAGGAGGGGATATTTTGAAAATGACTGCAGGCACAGCTAATGAAATACAAGGTATAATATCTTACGCACAAATAGATAGATCTCAAGAAAATGGTTAAGAAAACAGTAATATTTACTGAGTCCATACAACACTTAAATGTAATCAACGACAAATTTAATGATCTCTTACTTTTAAAATTAAAAGAAGCAGAAGATAAGAATTATGTAAATAAAATATCTAATGTTTTTGGGGTACAAACAAAAAATATTATGTGTGATGAAATATTTCAATTTACTAAAATTTTAATGCGTCAGTGTTTAGAAGATTTATTTGTTGGTCATAAAACTAAATATATTATTAATAACTTTTGGATTAATAAAAATACAAAAGGATCTTTTAATAGATCACATGTGCATGCAGGATGTCACTTCTCAGCAGTTTATTATGTAAAAGCACCTGATAATTGTGGCAATATAATATTTACCAATCCTAATCTTGGTGCAAGGATGCATGGATTTGATTCAATAAATAATGAAAAATTTAGATCACAATGGTCATTAAAACCAGAAAAGGGATTGTTTATTTTGTTTCCATCTTATATACCACATGAGGTTGAACCTAATCAAAGTGATGAGGAAAGAATATCTGCCTCTTTTAACGTAGAAGTAACGGTGGATAATGGCTAAAAAGAAATCAATATTTGGTCCAAGCAACTACGTAAAAAGAACACCAAAAAAGAGACCTGGCAGACACAATAAAAGTTGGTCAAAAAGGATTCCAAGAAGGAAACGCAGTCGTGGACAGGGACGTTAAATTATTGTAAAAGCACTTATGGCTATTCAAAATAAAATTAAATGTGAGACTAAAACAATTTATAGAAGTATTAAAACTGGTGAAAGGTATGAGACGGAAAAAGCTTTTTTAGAAAATCATCCTAAAGAAGACTTAGCTACTGACATAGAAGTATCTGTCCCTGATCTACCTATGTTTAGTAAAACTAAATTATGAAACCAGCAGGCGGAACAGAATTACAATATAAATTTTTAAAAAAATATGTAGCTCCTGAGCTATTAGACCAATTTCAAATTTGTTTATCAGTTCCAGGAAGAGTGCCTATTGCTGCTAATAAGATAAATATTCTTTGGCAGAAAATGGCACCTGATCAACCACACTTCCAAGAATTTTTTAAAGATCCAAAACAAATAGAACAATATGATTACTATGTCTTTAATAGTCATTGGAATTTTGAACAGTTTCGTAAACAGTTTTCTCTACCATTAGAAAAATGCACGGTGATTAAAAATGGTATAGAGCCATTCAAGTTAAGAGATCCTGAGCCTAAGAGAGAAAAAATAAAATTAATATATCACCCGACACCGTGGAGAGGGCTATCTATTTTATTAGGTGCTATGCAGTTGTTGAAAAACAAAAATATTGAGCTTGATGTTTATAGTAGCACCAAAGTATATGGATCAGAGTTTGAGGAAAAAAATGACATGAATTACCATGCTTTGTATGATCAAGCAAAGCAATTACCTAATGTAAATTACATAGGGTATAAATCTAATGAATATATTTTAGAAAACCTACACACATATGATGCTTTTGTATATCCAAACATTTGGCAAGAAACTTTTTGTATTTCTGCACTCGAAGCATTAGCCTGTGGTTTGTTTGTTGTGACAACGAACAACGGAGCACTTTATGAAACATGTTCTGAGTTTCCTATTTATGTGCCCTATGATAATAATTTTCATAACTTAGCACATCAATTTGCGGCTATTATAGATGGATTACCGGATCAATTAAATTCTAAAGGTTGCCATAATCATTTAAAATATCAATCTAATTTTTACAACCACTTTTATAACTGGAAAAATATTGCCGGACACTGGACACAATTTTTGAAAGGAGCTTTAAATGCACAATCCAAATGAACCAATGTGGTTTGACAAAAAAGAAAAAGATAAAAAAGTTCAAGAGTTAAAACCTAAAAAATTTTCTATTTTTGTAGCAACGCCTTGTCATAGTGATGTATCATTACATTACTTCCAAGCTTGTTTAGAGTTTCAAAAAGTTTGTATGAAGAATGATGTACTAGCTTCTTTTCAAGTTATGAAGTCTTCGTTAGTTACACAAGGCAGAAATTTATGTGTTTCTAGTTTTATGGAAAGTAGTCATACGCACATGTTGTTTGTAGACTCAGATATAGAATTTCAAGCACAATCTGTTTTTAAAATGGTAGCTGCAGATAAAGGTGTGATCTCTGTACCTTATCCTCTTAAACAACTTATGTGGGATAAATGTTGGGAAAGACTAAATAATGGCTCAATAAAAAATGCTAAAGATTTAAAATTTAAAGGTCTTTATACATATCCTATGAAGGTTATGGATGAAAAAAATATTACAATAGACCAAGATGGAGTTATTGAAGTAACTCACTCACCAACTGGCTGTATGTTAATCAAAAGAGAAGTTATTGAAAAAATGATAGAAGCTTATCCTGAAAAAGAGATAATGCAAAAAACTGTTGTAAATGGAGAGTTAATTAATAGACCTTTTTTTTATAATTTTTTTGATACTGAGTTTGATGAATCTACTAAAACTTACTTGGGAGAGGATTTTGCGTTCTGCAAAAGATGGAGAAATATAGGTGGTAAATGTTATGCCTTAATAACCGACCGGATTACTCATGTTGGTGAACATCAGTATCGAGGGTGTTTTGCTGATGAGTTGATAAAGGTAGACTAAAATGGTAATATTTCCTAATTAGCTAATTTAAGGAGAAATTATACAAATATGGCTTTTCAAGCTTTAATTCCATACGCACTTGCCGCCTACGGAGGATATAAAGGTTACCAAGCATCTAAAGATGCAGGTGGATCAGGACTTCAAAGATTATTAGCAGGAGCAACAGGAGCTTTCCTAGGATATCAAGGTGGTCAGATGTTTCCTGGTGTTAAAGCTTCTATTGGCACACCAGGTGGTTTTGTGCCTATTACACAACAACCTGTTATACAAAATATAACTAGTAATATTCCTTTCCTTAACACTGGAGCTGCACAGTCAAATATTTACTCAGGTGCAGATCAATTAAAAATGTTACGACAAAGTAGTAATGCCGCTTTAGGAGATACAGGATTAGCAACAGAGACTTTAGGTCAAATAGCAAATGCAGGCGGACCACGTGGCACACCAGCTCAACAAAACTTTTTACAAAAATTATTTACAAGACAAAGAATGAACAAGGCAGGAGATATGTTCTTAGGTGAATTAGAGGTAAGTCCAGGTAAAGCAGCAACAGGAGTCGCAGCCTTAGCTTATTTATCAGGTGCTTTTAAAAATCAACCACAAGATGTTTTTACTCCTACTTATAATTTAGCAGTTGCAGATTTACAAAAACAAAGAGGAGGATTTAAATATATAGATCCTGTTACAGGTGATGAGAAAACTTTTGATCAAATATATATACCTGAAGCTGATGCTAAGAACCGAGGTGATTTTCAAATGGGACCTTATGCTATTGAAAGAAATAGATTGAAAGAAGGTGGATTAGCTGAAGTAAGAAAATTTAATCAAGGTGGTATTAATTATTTACCAAGTAAAAGAACTCATGATGAAAATGATGCTAATAATTATGAAAGAGCATTAGGTTATGTTGAAGATGGGTCAGGAACAGGAGATAAAGACGAAGATACGATGTTAGCTCAATTAGCAGACGGAGAGTTTGTAACAAGAGCGGATGGAGTATTAGGCGCTGGAATCATTGCTGGTGGTAATCCTAACAGTATGAAAGACATGAGAGAAAAAGGTGCACAATACTTCTACGAACAACAAAGACGATATAAAAGAGTCTTTGATTTATTACAAGGAAGTAAAAATGCAGAAGCCAAAGCCAATTAAACCAGACATATCTGTTCTATCAGTAGAGCCAAAATACATTGATAAGTTTTGGCCACTGTGTGATTTTATGATTACAGAGGCATTAAGATATTCAGGAGACTTTGCGTCTGCAAAGGATATTAAAGATTTACTTAAAAAAGATGAGGCACAAATGTTTCTTGTTTTTGGAAGTGATGAAGAAGAACTCAATCAAGTATTCGCATTGTTTGTTACAAGAATAGCTGCTCTACCTAATTATTCTCAATTAGAAGCTATTATATGTACAGGTAGAAAGAGACACCTTTGGGAGGACAAGCTAGTGAATACTGTTACTAAATTTGCTAAACTAAATGGCTGCAAAAAATTAAGTTTTTGGGTGAGACCAGGTTGGTCAAAAGTTTCAAAAAAATGGGGATGGAAAGCTAAACATATTCAAATGGAGAAGGATTTATAATGGGATCAATTGTCAAAAGTGTTTTTGGTGGTGGTGGCGGTTCATCACCTGCACCACAAGGTGGCACAGGTTTTACTCAAACAGTAATTAGAGAAGCTCCTGGTATTGAAGAACGTAAGATAGAATTGATGGATCTTGCTCGTAGTGTTGCAGAGCAACCCGTAAATATCCCCGCGCTACAAATAGCACCTTTATCAGCTTTAGAGCAACAAGGAATAACACAAGCGGGAGCTACAGGTGTTGGTGCACCAACTGTTACAACAGGTATAGGACAATTACTTGCGGCTCAAACACCAAACATAAATCAATTTTTAAATCCATAT